AATTCAATAAAATTTATTACACACCAATAGAATCAACACTAACCGACGTTTCACTATAATGATAAGTCTTAGTAACAGTCACTTGAGTTTGCAAACCACCAGGAACAGGAACTCCAGGTGTAGTCACAGTATCAACCTTCGGATTATGAAACACCATAATAACTCCCTCAGTCACATTCTTTTTGGCCTTCAAATCAAACATATCATTCATTCCCAGCACATAATTACCAGCATCTCGTATTTGAAACGAATAAATCTCAGAGGGTTGCATAAACACTCGCTTCCGACTCTTTACTAACCAAAATCTCCCAAAATTTCCACTATCAAACGGAGTAACTTGATAATAATTAGAACTAGTTACAGCACTAGTCATGTTACCCAAACTTTGAGCGTTAATAGCCTGATTCCATTCAATAACCGGATCGGTCGTTGACCCATTATTGCTCCTGCACAAAACAAAATATAAATCCATATATACACCTTCATCATACGTATTCTGCACACTGAAATTCATAGTACACGATCTAAAACGCAACTTACGCGTAGCATCAGCCGTAGTTGGATACGAACCGTTCTCACGTGCAAAAATCCAGCTAGCATCACCATTCCATGGATCGGTATTAGCAACATAATTATTGGTCCCATAACCATACATAGTAACACCAACAGTAGCCTGTCCATCATTAAAAGACGACGGACTTGCATTAATCTGGGCTGAAGCCTGTATAATACATGTTTTCATCCCTTGGGTTTTATCCAAACTATACAACACTTTGCTATTAAACTTCTTCGCAGCACGTCTTACATAACGTGGTGCTCTTTTCCTACGATATAGCGTAGTAACGTCCCGTTGTTCGCTAAGCGAACCAACGGTCTTCGCTTTCGCGGACCTTGAACTTCCACCTCCTCTATTAAAATACTTTTTCTTCAAATACTTTCCAACCATTTGTCCAGCATTCCAAGCTGCGCGATAAGCACGCGGCCGATATCTTCCAATCGCTCTAGATGTACGTCGTACTACTCCGTATGCCATTAACCCCTGTTTAATTAATTGCGTCTATTTATAGGGCACCAGCCGCACGCCGTAATATTATATATTGGCGTGCTACATTAGATAGTCTACTCTAATACTTACCCTAACCCTAAACCCTAACCTCCTAATCCTAAAGGACGCTAAGACGCCAATAATAAGGATAGTGTTTAGGACGCCGGTCACCCCGGCACTTAAAATGAATACTTCGTCAAACAATGAATCCATCCATCCATTGCCAAAACAATTCCGAATTAACGCAAAATCTTTCTTTCTCACCTATCCGCAATGTCCATTACAAAAAGAAGAACTCAAAACTTTTCTTGATACTAAAGGAAGGATTGTATACACAATTATTGGACGTGAAACACACGAAGATGGACACTATCATTTACACGCTTTGGTCACATACGAAACCAAACTCAATGTCAAACGTCAAACGTTCTTTGATTTTAATGGATATCACCCAAATACACAAGCAGCAAAAAATATACCAGCTTTAAAGAACTATATTTCTAAAGAAGATCAATCTCCGCTAATATTCTCAATTGAACCTGAAGATATTGATAATCTATATGATCTAGCTAGGGTTACCCCAGAAGAAGAATATTTCGAAAAATGTCGCAAACTCAAAGTTATCCATCCATTATTTCTAGGTTCCTTATATGTATGCCAGTCAGGCATTCCTAAAGATACAACGAGATGCATCAGTCAACACGATAACCGAGTCGTATCAAGTTATTGGGACGATTACATCGCCAACGCTGCAAGAATTGCAACTTCCCACGGATATGACTTCACTCTGGGTGAAGGGACCATCAGGAATAGGGAAAACAACTTGGGCACTGACTGTATCACCCAAACCATCACTATTCGTGAGACATCTGGATACATTACGAGAATTCAGAAATGGATACCACAAATCGATCATCTTCGACGACATGTCATTCACCCATCTCCCAAGAACTGGTCAGATAGAACTTGTAGATCGGTTTCACCCACAGCAGATCCATGTACGCTATGCAGTAGTAAACCTTCCTCCCAACATTCCAAAGATATTTTTATCAAATGATTCAATATTCACTTACGACCAAGCGATATTCCGTAGAATCACCTTAGTAAATACAGAATTTGAACAAATTCAATAAAATTTATTACACACCAATAGAATCAACACTAACCGACGTTTCACTATAATGATAAGTCTTAGTAACAGTCACTTGAGTTTGCAAACCACCAGGAACAGGAACTCCAGGTGT